TCACCGGCCACAGTCCACAGTTGAGGATTACCCTGCAACAGTTGTGCCATTGCTTCAAGTGCCTCTTGACGTTTGGTCGCGTAGCCTGGGCCGGTGGTCGCTACAACGTCGTATTTGCCAACGCCGGGATTGTAGATTTTTTCAATCACAATGCCGTTTTGATCCATGATTTTATTGACCGGCTCGGGCTGGTCAGGGTTAATCTTGACCATTTTTGTCTCGCCGTCCTCACCAATGATTCGGGCAATGCGTTGGGTGTCGTAAATCTTTGGAATCAAATCTACCAACTGACGGGCCACATGGCGCACGGCGCGGGTAAGGTTGTCACCATAGTGGTATGTGCCCACATCGCCCTCACGCTGACGCGCAAGAATGGCTTTGCCTGAACGCTCATTGGAAGTCATGCCCAAAGAAGCGTTGTACTGTCCAGTGGTGGCTTTAATGTCTTCAGATGCACCAGATTTGGCTTGCAAAAGGCCGCTGGAGGCCATTGGCGGCTGGGCACGCTGGGGTAGTGGCAAGATGGAACCAGAACCGTCTGTAACGTCCGGATTGACCTCCAAATAAGGCCAGTTATTGGTGTTAGCGGTCTTCCACTTGTCTTCGTAGCCCTCAAACTGGCCACCATAGCCAATAAATGGCGCTTTTGGCGCAAGTGCAAGCATCTCGGCCTCTTGGGACACCCAATAGTTGTACATGCGCTGGGCATCCTTGGCGTTACGCACCAAGCCCGACACGTACAAACGGCCATCGACTTCAAATTCATTGCCAACCACACGGATAACAGGAATCCACTTGCCAGCCCATTCTTTTTCTTCAAGAATTTCGTAGCCGTTGATCTTGCAATACTTGACCCGTGGGCGTTCGGACACCCGGTTGCGCTTGGGTTTGCCGTACATGGCACGCAACTGCTTGTCCTCTGGCGTATCTTCAAACGCCGTAGCATTACCCGGATACAAATTCAGCGTTGTTTTGTCGTAGTCAATGTAGTAATACCCCGCAATACGCACGGTATCTTCATTGAGCCAGTTGCTGATAGATTGATCGCCTACACCAAGCGACTGCAAAGTTGAAATAGGCGCAGCATCAGGATATTGGCGCTCGTATTCTGCCTTGGTCAAATCTTCGGTAATAAAACACCACTTGGCATCCGCGCCAGTGGGGTCTTGAATCAGCGGGTCCATGTAAACCGAAAAAGAATTACGCACACGGCCAATCTTAATGTCTTGGTCAAACGTGTTTTCGTCGCAATACTCGGTCATCAGGGTGATGTAACCTTCGCCGTAAGACACCTGATTCTCGCAAGCCGTGTCATAGGCCACATCCGCATCTGAAATGTACTCAATATGCCGAATCATGCCGTTGAAAATGTCGGCCACTTCCACATCAGCATTGTCATCCACAGGAATGACCTTGGCCCCTGGGCGGTTTTGGCGCATGTCATTGGTAACTTGGCGCACATGCTGGGGCAGCTTGTTAATGGTCAATGTAGGACGTGCGTTAATTGTCTGCCCTTGGACCGCGCCGCGAGTAGCCAAAACATCCGATGGCCATTGCCAATGATTATCCGGAGAACCAGCATAAAAACGCAGATCGTCAATCTCATCGTCGCGTGACTCAGACAAAGCAGCAACCGCCATGTCAAGGCGGCTGCGAGCCACAGTCAAAATATCTGAATCAGATTTTGCTGGTTTGCCACCGGCAGCAACATTGGCTGCGGCGACCATTCCGGTTGGATCAGCCATTTTTACCTTTCGGTGCAGGCTTAGATTGTACATTACGCTTAACGGAATACGCAATTGCCACAGCCTGCTTCACAGGTTTGCCAGCAGCAACTTCAGCTTTGACATTTTTGCGAAAAGCCTCGGGCGATTTAGATTTAACGAGTGGCATCACTTACCCTTCTTGGCCGTTTTAGCCGAATCTTTGAAATCTTTGGCCGTTGGTGCATTCTTGCTGCCAACCTTATTCATCTTTTCGCCAGAGCCAGCCTTGATGCGCTCTTGCTTGGCATGAATGTTTGCGTACAAACCAGGTTTAGTTGCCACGTTAACTCCTAAAAAAGATGAAGGCCTCAATTTGGTTTCGTCAAGGCAGGGGAGAAAGCCAGAAAATCCCTACAGAAACATCCTTGAATGCTGGCTTAACAACCTTCAAATTGCAATTATCTTAACTTCCCATCCAAGAAGTTGCAACCATGCCGCGATCATGCACGACCCGGCGCTCCATGCGCGAATTGTACTCTCGGTGCGCCACAGGGTACGAGAACGTCAACGCTATCGCATCCGCAGCATCCGGAGAAGCTAGCCCCCGCGCTTTCATGTCCTTTTTAGACTCCAAGAATATGGACCCCTTGGAATCCGGTTTCATCATAGGCGAAATTAAATCAGATTTCAAGAACCTGTCATTCGGAATGCTCGCGCTTTTAAGCCAATTTCTCATATCCCCCCAAATCTGCGCCCGCATATTCCCATACATCGCCGGGTTCTTAGACTTCCAACCAAAGTTCACGCCCTTAATTTTGTACCTCTGCTCTTTGAGCCTGTCAACAATCCCCGCACCCAAACCGCCCTCATCAATAAACACCATCGCAGGCTTCCACTCCTCAATAGCTTCAATTACATGCCCCACCACCGTCATCGTATCGTCCCCCCGATGCCGAATAATTTTGACAATATCCCTGCCCTGCCGAATCGCCAACACCGTAGCATCCGCACCAAACCGCGCCGGGTCCACCCCAATCACAATCGGCGCAGACGGGTCTTTGTACAACGGCCGCCTCATCGCATCATCCACCACCAAACTAGAAATAAACTGGTCATCCCCCGCATTGGGAAACTCACCATACACTTCCACATGCGCTTGACTTGAATCCGCACCATACTCCTGAATAATACGCTCATAAACTTGCTTGTCCGTACCCTCTACCGTCCTAGCATCCACAATCCGCGTCTGCCAAAAATCCCGCTTGCTATTGAAACACTCGTAAAAATACCCCGTGTTGCGCCGCGGGTTTGAGAACGCCAACCAAAAACGATTGGGCGTGTTCTCCGTAAAAAATCCACCAGTAACCGACCAAATCGGATCCGCAATACCAGACGCCTCATCAAATATCACCAACACCCCATCAAAGTTGTGCACCCCCGCATAAGCATCCGGATTCTCCTCACTCCACAACCGCCCCTCAACACCCCAATACCTCGTGCCTTTCTTCAAATCACTCTCCACCAACTCAGTCAACCACTTTGCCGGGGCCAACCTCGTTGCACTCACCTCAAACCAATGCGAATTAAGTGACATAGCCAACCACTTGGTAATCTCAGCCCAAGTAATTGACCTCAATTGATTCTCACTGTTAGCCGAAATAATCGTCGTTGAACCAATCCTTGTCGTTAACATCCATATAGTTAACCAAGACACTAACGCCGACTTACCAATACCCCGCCCACTTGATATTGCTTCTTGCAATACTTTGTACATTATTTCTTGGTTAGATTTAGATTCACCAGTAACTAATTCATTATTGGCTTTAATGTGGTCAGTAATATCTTGCAATATTTCCCTCTGCCATTTTCTTGGGCCACTGAAATGCTCAAGCGGAGTACCAGGCACACCCCAAGGAAATACAAACTTCACAAACGCCAATGGATTATCCTTTAACACTGGACTCCAAAGTCTTGCCATTAACTCTTGCTCATCTTCTGGTTTGTATATTGTGGTTTGCATTTGGGTTTATTAAAAATTAGAAAAAAATAAAAAATGTTTGCGGGGTATCCGTCACCGAGTGGCCCCATCGCTCGGCCCTACCCCCTCCCACTCATCGTCCGATGCACTGGGCAATGCACTGGATGCACTGGGCAGTGCACGGGGCGTGACGTCAACAACATCAATGAGGCGTGACTGCGCAGCCTGCAATGCACCCGTGATGCTGATGCGATTGTCACTCACTGACACGTCTAAACGGTCACCATATTTATTTGGCGCAAGCTTCGACAGTACCCAGCGCCTGGCGTCAATTTGCAACTGGCGCTGACGGACTAGGCCGGGGTCGGTCGCGCCGTTATCAAGCAGTGGCACTGGCGCATCAGCCAGCGTGAGAATCTGGTCAACCATAGCATCGAGCAGGGCCGTTCGCGCCTGCGCGTAACGCTCCGCTAATCCGGGCGAAGCATCGACCGCCCTCAAAAATGTTTGAGCTGTCATGCCTGCTTTTATGCAAGCCTGGCGCATAGATAAACCGTCTGACATAAATTGAGGCACCAGCTCCGCTAGTTCATCTCTATTTTTTAACGCTGCCATTTAACTCAATCCTTATTTGCATACATGCGCAAATTGTAAAACACCAAACACCAAACCACCAAACTATAGGGTAAACCCTAACCACGTCAAATCCACCAAAAAATGCACAAGAGTAACCATGCACTATGCACTCCCCTTAAGGGGGGAGTGCAAACAGTGTAAGGGTTTACCCTTGGTTTTGTCCTAATCTTACACTATGCACAGTGCATACACAGTGCAAACAATGTAAGGGTAAACCCCTAGAAAATAGTGCAATAAATATTGTAGCGTGCTACAAATTCTGCTACACTGGATACCATGATGCAGCACAGTGCAGCATCTAAACCAAAGGAAAAACATGGAAAACCAAAAGACCGTAGCATGGTCAACAATGCTAACTGATGCTGTAACCCAGCCTGGTGTAATCAGCTCATGCTATCGCGCATTTCACAATTACAGCATGGGTAACCAGTTGCTGGCGTGGTCTCAGCTCCAAGGGCGCGGCATGGGCTTGGCACCGATAGCTACATACAAAAGATGGTCTGAGCTGGGGCGCCAAGTTAAAAAGGGTGAAAAAGCCATTGCACTGGTTATGCCGGTGACAATCAATAAAAAAGACGATGCGGGCGCAAAAACTGGTGAATGCTTTCAATGGTTCACCCTCAAAAACAATTGGTTTACCCTTGATCAGACTGAGGGTGCGGATTATGTCACTGAGTCAGTAAACCCAGCATGGGATAAAGTCAAAGCATTAGAAACCCTTGATATAACCGAAGTCCGATTTGACTCGCCAAATGGTAACAGCCAAGGTTATGCCCAGGGCAAAAATATTGCAATCAATCCGATGGCTGCACTGCCCCATAAAACACGTTTTCATGAGCTGGCTCATGTAGTGCTTGGTCACACTACCGAAAGCGCCATGCACGATGATGACCGTACACCCAAGGACATCCGCGAAGTAGAAGCCGAGTCGGTGGCCTACATTTTATGTTCAGTGCTTGGCCTGCCCGGTCTGATTGAATCACGGGGCTACATCCAAGGCTGGTTATCCGGCGGCGAAATCAGCGACAAATCAGCCCAGAGAATATTTGGCGCGGCTGATAAGATTTTGAAGGCTGGAATATAAATGCACTCTCTAAGCTCATGCCGTGAGCTTAGGGGTCTGTATTTTGCAGGCTATAACTAACTGGAGAAAATAACCATGATACGTTCACCTTCAATAAAGGCTTTAAAAACTATTTTTGGCGATAACGCTATGCAGGCCAAAACCTTGCTCACTATGACCCGCGCCCAACTGATGCAAACCCCCGTGGGTGCAGCCCGCGTTGCAGAGTGCTATCACGCACCAACTACTCAAGATATCCGCATGGAGTGCTTAAATGCGTTGGGTAATTTTTATGGCGTTGAAGGGTTTGAAACTGATAAAGGTGAATGCCTTTATTTGAACGCTGGTGATACCTACACCCCTACGCTGGTGCGCTTTAATTGCGCGTATCGCGTTGCCTGCTGGGGTGATGTTGCCGAACGCTATGGAGAATAAACCATGACCATAACTAAAATTGACCATGCTCGCATCTTGAATGCTTATCTTTCCCGCATGACACTAGCAGACCTTGAAAACATCAGCGAAGCAAGTAAACGCTGGACTCATGCGGCCATGAACTACAGCAACAGTCAGCAACTGCAAGCCCAGGCTGGTTTCTATGCTGCTGTTTGCAACTCAGTGAATAACCTTATCGCCCATGACTTGCATCATGTTGAATTTGTAATTGACGAAGAAACTGGAGAATAAACCATGCACGTAGAATTCAAAATTCAAGATATTCAAAAAGTCACTTATAACGGCCAAAAAATCAAACTGTTTAAAGTTTGGCGTTATTCGACTATAGCCGAAGGCTATATTTTTGACGGTCAATACAGCGTCCCGCAGCGCACTGCTAACAAAAATATTGCAAGCCTTTATGCAAATGGCGATATTTTCAGAAATTCTCACGCAGGAGCCTAAACCATGCACCGCTACACCTATTCCCCCTCTCAAGAAGCCCTCGAAAAACGCCGCGCTGCTGCAATGGACATACTTGCAGTGCTGGCCTACTCTGTCGCTCTGACGGTCTTGGCTCTCGCATACTTTGATATTTTGACTTTTTAAGGAAACACCATGCGAACCTATCAAATTGAACTGAAGCGAACTAGTTACATTAATATAATGGTTGACGCTGATGATATGACCGAAGCCGAAGCCCTTGCATGGAAAGAACTGGAAACACGTGATCATGATGAACAAAATGCAAACTGGGAACTTGAATTTATTGAGGAGTGGAAAGTATGATGCACCCAGCACTCGCCCAAGCCCTCGCACCATTCGCGCCGCCAGCTCCTACAGTGTCAGAACTACAAAAACAAGTTAATGACCTTCAAGAAGAATTAAATTTCTATCTTGAGGCTTTGACTTATATTTATGATGGCATTAATAATCATGATATTTATAGCGTCAACCAAGTAAAAATGATCTGTGCAAGGGTTTTGCCATGAACCATCTAGAATCTGACTATATCAACGCTGGCGCAGCGTTTGAGCGTGCGCAAGGCTCAGATAAGGCGCAGGCCATTGCTTACAAAATACGGGCCATGCTCTCCAGTGAGCGCCCTGAAGATCAAACGTATGCCCGCACACTGATAGAACGGGGCCGCGCTGATGCTCGTTCTAATTAGTTTGCTATTGGCGGCTTTGCTGGCCGTTCTGCTTGATCTTTAAGCCCCGAATGGGGCTTTTTTCATGATCTGCTCTTTAGCATCCTCAAAGCCCCTGCCCACAATGACCTGGTGGCCTATGCTTTCAAGGTAGCCGATCCAATCTTTTTGAGCTGGCGAGACTGTGCCGCCTTTCTCGCGTTTCATTTCAATCCATAGCAGCCACGCAGGAACGACTAAATCAGGCACCCCTGCACTTACCCCTTCGGCCTTTAAATTAGCCCCTTGGCTGGCGCTTCTGATGCCTCCATTGGGTATTGCAAGGATGCGGGTATCTGGGTAGGTCTTGCGAAACCATGACACTAGGCGCACCTGCTCTAAGTGTTCTGAGTTCAAAACGGTACTTCCTCAATCCATAAGTCGCACTGGCTTAGTTCGTTTGCAAATGACTCTGGAGGCACAGAATCAAACTCGGCGCACCGACCATCTAATTGGTAATTGTCGCAAGTGTGACACAGACGTGGCGGCTCAATTTGCAGGGTCTTTCGGTAAATGGTCACTATTTCGGGTTCGGGGTGTTTCATTGGTTCCATGTCCTTTTGAGTATTGTAAAAAACTTGCCTTCGCGTTTGAATTCAATGGCGCTTGGCGGCTGGCCATCGGTGAGCTGCTGCGCCATCTCGTGTAAATCAACGATTGAGTAATTTAACTCAACGCCTGCTTTATGCGCTATCTCAGCTAATAAACGGCGAGACTTTTCACCAGCATAACCGTCATGCGTCACTGCCAGGTATTCGGTCACTGGCGGGTCAGATAGGCCGCCGTAATATGTGCAAGTAAGCATTTCCTTGCCACTGGCGCGGCTCAAATGCTTGCGCCATGTCCAAGTGGTCACATTCATGTCCACGCCCTCCACGCCCATGATGTCCAAGTTAGACAGTTTTAAGGGCGCTTTGACTGACTCGGGGAACTCAGCGCCACAAGCTGGGCAGACCCGCACCGACAGATGACAAATCTCTTGGCATTGATCGCAGACTTTTACAGGCGCTTCGCCCTGCTTGTCGCCCTTTTTTGGTGGTGGCCTCACGGCGGTGATCGGGCCATGCTGTTCAACTACGCCAGCAAAATCCAACACCATGCAATCGGTTTTGCCCTCGGCTATTCGCAGGCCGCGCCCTGCCATCTGTACGTACAGACCTGGTGACATGGTAGGGCGCAGCATAGCCACCAGATCGATGCATGGCGCGTCAAAACCAGTGGTCAGTACATTGGCATTAGTCAGGGCTTGGATGCGCCCTGCCTTAAATTCAGTCAGGATGCGGTCACGCTCGTTTGATGGTGTCTCGCCCGTGACACACTCGGCAACAATGCCTTGTTCAGTCAGCGCCTCTTTAATGTGTTGTGCATGGTTAACACCCGCGCAGAACACCAACCATGACTTGCGCTCACCAGCCAAAGCAATGATTTCGCGCACTACCTTGGCGTTTTTGTCCTTGGTGTCAACCTTGGCTTGCAGCTCGGCTTCGATGTATTCCCCGCCGCGCTTGTGCACCCCGTCCACCTCCAGCTTGGTGGTTGTTAACTTGCTTCGCAGGGTAGAAAGATAGCCCTTGTGAATCAACTCCTCAATGCTTACCGGCTCAATCAGCGCGTCAAAGATGGCGGGTTTGTCGGTGATGTAGCCATGCCCCAATCGATACGGGCTGGCGGTCAAGCCAATGATTCGCAGGTTGCCATTGATGGCCTTCAAATCAGCCAACAAAGTGCGGTAACCGCCCTCGTCCTTGTGGCTCACCAGATGAGCCTCATCTATGATAATTAAATCAACATGACCAATCTGGCTGGACTTGGTTCGCACCGATTGAATGCCTGCAAATGTAATCGGCTCTCCCAAGTCTTTGCGGCCAAGCCCCGCACTATAAATGCCCATCGGTGCGTTGGGCCAGTGTTGGCGCATCTTCTCGGCGTTTTGGGCAATCAGTTCCTTTACATGGGTGAGCATCAGAATGCGTGTCTCAGGCCATGATTGCAGCGCGTCCTTGCACAGCGCCGCGATAATGTGAGACTTGCCCGACCCAGTGGGAAGCACCAGACATGGGTTGCCCTCGTTCCCTTCCTCAAACCATGCGTAAAGTTCGGTTATGGTACGTTGTTGGTAGTCACGCAACATAAATAACCTTTAATCTACATGACCCAATTGGGCAACTTGGTGCAATTTTTGACTGACAAACGGCTAATTTGTCACAGATTTCTTTTGGCTGCACAGGTTTTATCCAAACTGATTTGTATTGGCTCATCCCACCACCCTCCCATCCCACTCAGCTCTGATCTTGTTCACCGCAGGGTCACTGCAAGCCTTTGCATTAGCCAACAACTCCTTGCTGCTATATACACCCTCTCCCGGCTCACCATTAGCCAAGCCAAGCCCGTCAATCTCATAAACTGCCACCCAATCGCTAGGACTTTCTAAGCGCTTCCAAGGCACCAGATCAGGGTGCAATACATGGCTTTCGCAGCCCTCATACTGCGCCTCAGTCGGTACAACGGAATCCCATTTGGCGCAATGCCAGGTTGAATCAGACAATGGCGTAATGTGGGCGCAAGTGCGGCAATTGACCTCTTTGGTGGTCTTGCTGCCGTGACAAAAGTCATGCCCCGCGCACATCTTGCATTCAAACCATGTTGAATCAGTGCTGATCGGTGGTGGCAAACGGTCAGTGAGCGCCAGCCGCTGGCCTTTTTCAATGGCTTTTATTGCATGGTCGCGGTCATATTCCAAACGCTCGGTGTATATACGGTCATCGTCTTTGCAAATTGCCACATATAAGGCGCGTTTTAAATCGGTGCCGTGCATGTACACTTGGCACTGGGTGAAATGCTGGGGCTTACTCTTGCCCACTCCATTCTTCTCAAGGTCGTTGAACGACTTGAGACTGTGCGTTTTGAACTCTAAAACGTGCTCAGTCTTTGGCGCACCAGGCACGCCCTTGCCAATGCCATCCAGACTGCCGCTAACATGGCTGCCAAAATCCACCCGTCGCTGCGTGCCGTTTACACTCATGCCAATGGCTCGCAGGTCACTGATGATGGTGTTTTCTTCATTCTGGCCACGCCTAAACAGGCGCAAAATGCGGCCCTTGAATTGCTCTTGCACTGCCCAACGAAACGATAGCCACAGCCAACGCTCACAATGGTGGCCTAGCGTGGAGCAACCCATATGGGCGCGAGGCTTCTCTAAACGCGCCTCATGTGCTTTGTCAATCAGTGAAGTTATGGTAACCTCTGGCTCGGGAATCTTCATGGTTTCTCTCCTGTCAAGTATTGACCCCGGCTTTAACACCGGGGTCTTTTTTTGCTTACTTTTTAATCCAAGGTGGCGCAGCCTTGGCGGGTGCGGCGCTTGGTGCTACGGGTTTAAAGGGTGCAACAGCCGCAGGTTGTACACCGCCTAAAGCCCGAAAGCCTTTAATCTCATTACCGGCATACTCACCGGTACGCACCGACAACTTGATGCCCAAATTACCACCAATCAGTTGATCGGTGTCTTGCACCTTCGCCAAGCCTATGGCTCGCATGATTTCGCCAAGCTGCTGGCGTCCGATCTCCTCGGCCTTGGTGCTGGCGTTCTTAATGTTCAAGTTGCCAAACACAACTCGGCCTTGGTGGGTTGGGCCTGTGACGGTGTATTTCAGAGCAATGTATTTGCCATCACCTGCCTTGGTTGCCTTGATCTCAGCGCCCGTAATGGCGGCGTTGTACCAGCCCTCGGGCAGGGGTTCGAAGTTGTTTGTACCAACGGGCAGCGTATCTACGCTAAATTCTTCATCTAAAAAAGCCATGATTAATCCTTAGTGATTGTAAAAGTGGGGCGTCCAGGGGTGGACGTAATAGCACCAAGCAAAGGCCCGGTCACGACACTTGATGCCGCATTCCAAACCTTTGCATTGATTTCGGGCTTCCATCGAAAGAGGCTTGCAAGATGCTCAGAGATGCCAGCTTCAGCAGCCAGAACCTGAAGTTTGTCAGCGTCAATCTTTTTACTGATACGGCCTTCCATGCGGATAACGTAGCCGTCAGCCTCATGTTTGATTGTGCCGTCAAGGTCTTTGGGGACGCCAAACTGTTTGACCATTTGGTCTTCAAGTTCGCGGCGCTCGGCCACAGCAGCGGCCTCCAATTTTTTGGCGTCAAGCCAGCGTTGGTATAAGGTCATTCTGACTCCTGCACTTGTTTGATATGTCTAGTGATGGCCGCAATTGAGTAGCCAATGTCACGAATGTATTTCTCAAACTGTTCAAGTCGAGCATCGTCCATTTGATGAATGCACATACTTTCAACGTGCTCCATGTTCCCTTTGATTTGGCCTGTCCACATAGCAATGAGTCCAACAGATGATTTCATGCTGCACCCCCGATCTTGGCAATGATTTCGCCAAGGTCGGGCGCTTCCCATGCACCCAACTTGCCGCTGCGGTCTTTGGCCAGCCAAAGGCCATCAGAATCGCACATCAAGGCGCGTTGGGTATTGCCCTCGGCATCTTTCTCTACTCGCAGCGCCAACACTTCGTCAAAAAAGTAAGGCAACGCTTGGCCAGTTTTGTTACCAGGCATTGACGGGCTATACAACACGCGCCCCATCTCGTCTTGGGTCTTTTCCAACTTGGCGGTCATCAGAACATGGCGGCCAGGGATGTCACGGAATGCGCGAATGATGTCGGCCATCTGTTCTTGCATAGCACCGTAGGCAGCGCGTGGGTCTTTGTTGACCTTCTTCTCATGGTTTAAGCAGACCTCGGCGATCTCGCTGATGGAATCCAGCGCCACCGACTTGTACTCAGACTCCAGCACCCAACTGTAAGCCTCGCGCAAGTCATCCATACTTGTAATTTCCAAGTAAGGAAGGTCGGCGTCTTGGATAGACAACAAACCGCCCTCGGCAGACAATACAACGGGGCTTGGCAATGTCTTGATTAGACTTGTCTTACCCGCACCTGCTTGCCCATAGACAAGCAACTTAACACCATTGGCACTCAAGCCGCCGGTACGTTTTAACGATATAGCCATGTGGCTCTCCTTCTGTTTGCGCTTCCGTCTGGACTCAGTTCGAAGCGTGCTTGCAGTATATCACGAGTTCATGGTACAGTGTCAACAACTTTTTAACAAAGACTGAAAAATAAATGTCAGACCTCTCAAGCATCCTTGGTGGCCCTTGGTCGCCGCCAGTGCAACAAGCCCCCGCTGCACCCGACATTCAACTCAAAGACGCCATGCTTGGCGCAGGGTTAAAGCCTCCGGAAATCATACATTTAGACGGCAAAGTACACCGTTTCAACAGCGGCACCAAAGGCGAAAAAGGCCACGACAAGCCTGGTTGGTACATCATTTTCAATGATGGCGTACCCGCAGGGCGATTTGGTTGCTGGCGCTCGGGCGTTGAGCTGACTTGGAAAGCGGACATAGGGCGCAGCCTAACGGTTGCAGAAGAAATGGCGCAGTCGCGCAGACTGTCAGAAGCCAAAGCCCAACGTGATGCAGAACAGGCAAAAACCCGCGAGGTGGCGGCGCAGACTGTGGAGATCATTTGGTCGGAAGGCGGCGCAGCAAGTCCAGAGCATCCTTATCTAGCCAAAAAAGGAATTGAGCCACACGGCGCAAGAGTGACGGGCGATGGTCGTTTGATGGTTCCTCTTTACAACGGCAGCGGTGAGCTGTCAAGCATTCAATATATTGATGCAGAAGGTGGCAAACTGTACCACCCAGGCGGCGCAACAAGCGCCTGCTTTAATGTGCTTGGCGTGCTGGATGATGTGGACACAATTTACATTGCCGAAGGGTTTGCTACAGCGGCTACCATTGCAAAAGTTACGGGAAAGCCTTGCGCCGTAGCCTACAGCGCCAGCAACTTGGTTCCGGTGACGGGCATTTTTAAAGAATCACATCCAACAGTTGATATTTGCATTGTTGCCGACCATGACGCCAGTGGCGTGGGACAACGCTACGCAGAGCAAGCCAGTGCAAAGTACGGGGTTCGCATGACAATTCCACCCGTCCTTGGTGACGCCAATGATTACGTTCAAGCGGGGCATGATCTGGCGCTGCTTTTAAAGCCCCAAGTGGCCACAGACTACCTAGTCCCTGCCGATGGCTTTTCAGAGCAGCCAGCGCCTATTTCTTGGCTTGTAAAGCATTGGATTCAAGACCAAGCATTGGTTATGGTGCATGGCCCAAGCGGTGGCGGCAAGACATTTGTCACTTTGGATTGGATGCTACACATTGCAAGCGGAAAACCAAACTGGCTTGGCCACAAAGTCAGGGCTGGAAACATGGTGTATTTGGCCGGTGAAGGCCATCACGGTCTGCGCTCGCGCATAGCCGCATGGAAACACCATAACGGCGTCACCAGCCTCAATATGTGGGTCAGTAAGTCAGGGTTAGACCTCAATACCGCCGAAGGATATTTAAAGGTCGTGGAGGCCGTCAGGGCGCTCAAAATCAAGCCAAGCGTCATTACCGTGGATACCTTGCACCGCTTTATGGCTGGGGACGAAAACAGCGCACAAGACGCCAAGACTATGTTAGACGCTTGCGCTGCACTTATGCAAGAGTTTGGTTGTACCGTCATTTTGGTGCACCACACGGGGGTATCAGAGGAAGCCCAGCACCGCGCCCGAGGCTCAAGTGCATGGCGCGGCGCTTTGGATATTGAGATCAGCATTGTTCCAAGCAAACCGGGTAAGTCAATGGAGATTGTTCAGCGCAAGAGCAAAGACGCTGAGATGGCTTACACCGTTTATGTTGAACTTGAATCGGTGGCCATACCCGGCTGGCTGGATGAGGACGGAGAGCAAGTCACCAGCGCAGTGGTGGTCAAAGGCGAAGCGCCAGAAAACAAAAAGAAAAACGACAACGATTTGTTTGTTGATTTTGAAAAAGCCTGGTGGACTTCAGGCGCAGAAGACCGAGGCGGCGCACCCTATCTTACAAAGTCGGTGCTGCGCGAGTACGCCGTGACAAATGGCATAGCAATTTTTCCAAAGTCCGAAGCCGCCGGGTCAAGGCGAAACTTGATTGATGGCAAAGATGCCAAATACATCAATAAATTGATTGAAGCCAAGCTGATTGAGCCTCATGAAAACGGATGGTTGGTGATTGACCCCGGCACGGCATCAGGAATGATGTTGAAGAAATAATTTACTTGTGATAAACTTCTTGACATGAACAAAAAACTTATCCAACTGAAAGCCAAACTAAGGGCCGCGCAAGCGGAACTGGCTATACGCACCCGCACGCACAACAGTGCATCACGGGCCTACAACAAGATTACGGCACAAATTGCCGATTTGGAGAAAAAAATTGCTGACATGGCGAAAATTTCAGAGTGAACTGCCCAACTACACCGAAGCCGATTTATTGGTTTTGCTGCAAGAGGAGCGCACCCAGCACAAACGTGTATCCATGCTTGAACGCATCCACCAGCGCTACAACACTTTGCGTGTTGCCCGTGAACGTGTAGAGCTTTTAAAGATTGGTAAAAGGCCGTGAAAGCATTACCCGCTAAATACTTTGCGTTTGGCCCATATCGCGCCGAAAGCCTTGGCGGTGATTGTGGCTGGTGGGGTGTGATGAACCGCAACGGCTTTAATTGTTTGACGTTTCCGGACAAGCCTGGTGCTATTGTGACAAGCGAAGAAAACGCAAAAATACTTGCCGCGGAATGGAACGAAACCAAAGAATTCGTATACCCGCCTGACCCGTATGTGATGCCAATTACAACTCAATTGACAGACGAAGAAATGTCTGCGTATGTGCGTAGTCGAGTTTATACAAAATGACCAACTTTCAAACCTGGGAGCAACACAACCTTGCCAAATTTGCAAGGGAAGCAAACGAAAAATTGTTGGCTCAACAAAAAGAGATTGAGCAGCTGCGCGATGACTTGCGAATTGCTATTGACGCATACCGACAACTGATAAAAGCAAACCATGAAAATTAAAGATTATTTTCAAGAAATATTTGGCGAGTTTGAGATGAACCCATCAGACATGGCTGAGCTTGTGTTCCGTGCTGGCTGGAATAGTGCTATGGATGAGGCATCTAAAAGGGTTGACAATCTGCCATTTAGCAAAGACACCCAAGACAGCTTCAGAATTTGGATTAAGGAGATTAAAGAATGAACAAAGACAACTGGCCCGAAAACTGGCCGTTTCCCCCGTACCCACTGAGGAGCAAGCATGACTGATTCATCAGGATGGCGCAAACGCCAGATTGCCCTTGATGCCAAGGCCGAGAACGCTCGTGAACTTGGGCTTGACTACGAAGTTCATTCATGCAGCCCATTTTGCACCCGACCTATGTGCGTAGCCGAGGCTGTACAAGCAGAGCGAGAAGCTTGTGCAAAATTGGCGGCAGCTACAATTTGTGATACGCATATACCGACAAACATAAAAATTTACGGGACTGTTGCAGCCAAAGCTATTCGAGCAAGAGGCCAAACCCCATGCACACACAAATGGATTGACGACACCACCACAAAACCGCAATGGCACTGTGCTAAGTGCGGCGTTGAATATAAAAAGGAGCAACCATGAAACGACCGCTTGAACAAAATTACACAAGTCTGACGGCATACACACGGGCTCTTGAAGAATACTGTGATACCTTGGCACAGCCAGAGCAAGAGCCTGATGTAGTAATGCACTGCGAATCTCACACGTGGACGATAAAAAACCCGCCCGCAAAGGGTAGCGTTGATGTTAATTTGTATTATGTACCACCACAGCGCACATGGGTAGGCAGTGGCGATCTTGAGGATTCAAACGCTTATCTGGACTCACCGACAGCACTCAAGGAGAACACATGACTGACGAAGATTGGGAATTTAATCGAATCGAAATGGAAGCCCGTGTGCGCCAGATGGCTGTACGCTACGTTATTGAAAAAGCAAGCCCCATTCCATTGATTACCGCCGAAGAATGGGCAGCATTAAACAGGGAAGAAGATGAGACCAAGTAAACATAACGACATCCGAAGCGTGTTGCTGCGTAACGAGGACGGTCTGACCGCAAAAGAAATTGCCGCAAAGATGCATGCAGAACCGGATGCAATACGCAAAGCGCTGCCCAATATTTATGGCGTGTACATTGACAGATGGCTGACCAACCTTGGGCGCGGCGCGGCATCTGCTGTATACATTTGTGTACCCGTGCCAGATAACACGCCTAAACCGAGCAAATAAGTCTTGTAATTGTCATTTCAGCCCATTACGATTAAAAAGCAGCAAGTTCGCTGTATTTAATTGGGGCACTTATGTACAAATTGGAAATTGAATTGGGCTGGCTGGGCAACGGCAAGCTGACTGTCGAAACTGCCGACTTTGACATTATTGAAGTTATTAAAGAGTTTGTTGA